GTTCCCGCTATATCCCCTGCTTTCGCTCTTGTGCCCCGATTGCCTAAATTGGTGAACAATCCAGTTTCAGGGTTGTAGGAAAACATTGCTTTGAGTTCTTGCTGAGTCAACACCGAACCCTCCTTTCAGCTTAAATGATGTCGGCCACCACAACCGCCCATTCGGGCCTGACCCATACATACCCATAGAGGACATCGAGACGAGTGATAAACTGATCCGACTTAATGTCGAAGCCAGTCACCATGCGGAGAGACACGCCATCCATACGCTCACGCGCAACTTCCTGCATGTTCTTCGGCATTTCCAGATCGGCAGTCGCCATCGTAACCGCATCCGGCACGAAAGCAATGTTCTTGCGGTAAACCTGGCCCGTCAGCGTCAGACTGACGATAGCCGCGCCATTCGCAGGCGAAGCCGTAACCGTCTGATACTGGACCGGCGAGCCGCCAACCGGGGGAACGATGGCCGGGTAAATGCCCAGAACGCCGCCCGCATAGCTCGTCACAACGAACTGCTGCAGTTCACCAGTCGAAACCTTGGTGATGCGGTTGACCGCGTTCACGCCAGCGAAGGTGATGATGTCGCCAACGGTGAACGAGGACGCGCCGATGGTGACGTTGATGCTCGTGCCCGTCTGGTTCGCACCATTGACGGTCGGAGAAACGCCAACCACATACGTGCCGGTCGTGTGTTTGATAACCGTCTGATCTTCGAACCAGTCGAAGCCAATCGCGTTATAAACTTCACCCGTGCGATACTGCTCGGAGATCTCGGTCGCAGGGTTCAACAGACCTGACAGCGACTGGACCGTGCGGGCCATGCTGACCGGATCAAGAATGAACTTGCGATTGTCGGTCGGAGCAGAACGCAGCGACAGCAGGGCTTTCGCCTGCAGCCAAGTGTCCAGCGTCGGACGCAGCAGATTGCCCGCAGCGTCGAAATTACCAACAAGGTTGGAAACGCCGCCTTCAACACCAGACATGATGTCCGCAGCAACCGCGCCAACAAGGTTGTTCACCGCCGGGGCGAGAACACGCTTGGAATAATCGTCCAACGTCATCGTGCGCTCGGCAGAATTGAACGACACGTCAACGCCCTTCTGAGTGGCGAGCGTCAGCGTGGTGTTCGTTTCCGTCGTGTCCTGAATCTGAGCGACCGGACCCGTGCGAACGGTGTAATCGTTCGGCAGACGAACGCGCAGGCTCTGACCGATCTTCGCGCCGGTGATGGCGAACTGATCGTCATACTGCGTGTCGATGTGCTGCAGGAACGAGTTGGTGTTGACCCAGAGGCGAACAGCCTCACGGGTGATCATGTTAATATTAAGAAGCGTATTAGACATCTGAACTGTCCTCTATGAGTGCGCGGACGCGCCTTGAGTGCCAAAAGCAGGAGGGAGTCCTCTGCGTTTCGACGGTGCCCGCGTCCGTCACTTTATCGGGCCAGCCCAGACCGTTTACCCCACGGCCAGAGAGGGGGGAACGTAAGGTGTTCCCGCCTACCTTCTGCGACGAGCCAAAGATTGCTCGTTGCGTAATCTCGCCCATTCTTCCATAGAAATATCAGGATCGTCAAGTGTGGCTGGTGCCGCACCGATGCCCTGAACCTTCGGAGTTATGGGTGGAGGAGCTGAACTTACCCGCTTCGGCGCATTCAGCCCGCTCGCCACTTTCGCCACCGCAACTGCCTGACGAGTCGGCGGAAGCATCGCAATTCGCGCCGCCTCATCCGGGTTCTTCGCCAGATGATAAAGCACTTCCTGCGGATTTCCGGTTTCAATCGCAGCCTCAGTCAGCGATGTGGGAATGCCGCCAAGCAACGTCGCCATGTTGTTTAGCTGCGGAGCCCAATCACCATACTTGTTTAGACCGTCATTCCAGATTTTATCTGTCGTGTCTTTCCATTGTTGCTGCTTCGCCAGTTCCTGGGCCTGCCGATGGATTTCCAACTGGACAGTTCTTGGGTCATACTGGGCATCAACGTTTTGCTCGTATTGCTGCGGCTGGCGAGCATATTCAACCTGCTGCAGTCGTTCTTCGAGTTCACGCTTTTGGCGAGTAAGCTGGCCGATGCGGTCAAGTAAGCCCTGCGGGGGTTTTGCAGAGCTTTCATCGACAGGAGCTTCGTGGGGAACGCTATCTGCTGCCGGTTCCTGACTCGCATCGGCCATAACGGGAGCCTCGACAACGGCTGATGCCTCTGGCGGTGCCGCGCCCTGCTCTCCGTCACTTTGCCGCATTGCGGCGTCCCAAAAATTCATGTTCATGTTCATGTTAGGCTCCTGCACCATGCTTCATTTGAAGGACGCCCTCACGTCCCCGACGCAGTGTTGCGTCCTTTATCAAGGCATCATATATCTCTTGCTTCAAGTTGTCATCCATGTTCGTAGTCAATAACTGCGTTAAAGTGGTCCTAGCAGCATCCAAATAAAGCGCCCAACAAGACTTTACATACGCATCGCAGTCTGGATACTTTTCGTAAAAGTCATTGCTTCTTCCAGCGTTCTTTTCATAAACTTCCTGCGCCATTTCCATCGCAGTTTTTGCCACAAGTTTATGCGCATGTGCGCCTTTCCCCGGCAATCTAATTAACGGCTCTCTTGACATTTCGGCTCCTATTGCGGTAACAAAACTCGCACAGGACGCTGATATTGCCCCGCACGATAATCATTCACCATATAAGTTCCCTCTGGTGAATGTTCATAATACGCACCTTGGGTAAAGGGCGCAATTCGATAATTCTGATCTGAGTAAGATTGCAGAACATTTCCTATCCCCGGAAGGCTTTGCACAGGGGGCATACGGTGTCGGAGCCCACTAAGTTCCGCATAAGACATATTAGGGTCGATAGGATGCTGCGCATAAGCTGCTTGCTCTCGCAGATAAATCTCCCGCATCGCCGCCAAATCCGCATCGGAAAAGTAACGCTGGGTGATTGGCTCTTGGTCCCCGATATACGTGCCGTAAGCTGCGCGCACATTCGCGGGCATAAGTGTGTGGAAGAAGTTTTCTGCTGGCGATGGGGTGCCATACAGGGCATTCATTTCCTCACGATCTTGCTGGCTATAAAGCACATTCTCACCCGGCGTGACTCGAGCCTCCGGGTGAAGTGCGTAAAACTCTTGTTCCATTTTGCGGAAATCAGCGGGGGCCTCATAAACGCCCCCGCGCAATTTGGGATCAGCCATCAGTAATATCCTTGTTGTTCATAATACTGCTGATATTGCCGTCCACGTTCAGCTTCATTCTGGCCGAACAGCCGATCAAGAGCCTGCGTCACGTAATAGTTCAAGTTAGGCTCGAATGCAGCGGCAGGCTCTTTCTTGCCTTTCTTCTCGCCTTTGCCTTTCACTTCCATCGGGGGAAGTTGGGCTTTTCCGCGAGGCGTTCCTTCAAATGCTGTGTCCGCCCCCGGAGCCTGCCCAGAAAGCGCCGTCGCACCCATCGGCGCAGCAACTGGCAGCGGCATCACCGGATAAAACTCACTCATGCCGGGGGTGCGCATTCCAGATTGCGGAATGTTAGGATTGAACGCCGGAAGCGGCCCAGCCTCTTGCCCTCGACCGGCCATGTAACCCGCACCGCCGCCAATCGCTGCAGCAGCTAAACGCGGATCAAAGCGCATTCCAGATGGCGGCATCGCCATGCCCTCACGAGTCACGCCGAAATCCATCCCACCGCCATACGACCGAGCCTGCGGACCGCCAATGCCGTAAACTTCCGACCATTCACCTTCAATCGGACCACGCTCATAACCCAGACGCGGCGCACCCTGCGGGCCACCGATCTGGCGTGGGGCAGCGCCCTGCTGGCCGACCGGCTCATAAACCAGTCCACCCTGACGATACGGAGTAATGGCGGAGCCCATTTCTTCCGGGGTATATTCGCCATACATTCCACGAGAAGCGCCTGTGCCCATCCGCCCACGGCGATAAGCGTCCATCATGTTACGGTCGAAACCGCTAATCGGCGTCGGACCTGTAGTCGTCCGCCCCATTCCGCCCGGAGCATAACTTTCAAAGTCCGTAACGGCCATTTCCGGCGCATAACCCTGCATCCCAAAACGGCCAGTCGAAAGGCCAACTTGGTTTTGCTGGAAGGGCGTCATCGGCCTAGTGCTCGTGCCCATTTCCGGAGGCACATTGCGATAGTAAGGCGCAACTGGCGCAGCCTCTTGCACTGCCATCATACGGGGAGCCGGAGCAGGCAGCGCATCCATCGGACCCCGACCAGCAATATGCTGCACAGGGCTTTCGTCATAAGCAGGTTGAAAGCGCGTCGTGCCCATCGGCCGCATTGCACCCAACGAACCAACACCCAAACCCAGCATGTAAGGGTCTTGCTGTTCCTGCGCAAACATCATGCCACGCCCGAACTCCTCCGGATGCGCTTTCCGCAATTCCTGCAGTCGCTTCACTTCGGCTTTTGCGGCTTTCTGACTTGCTCCAAAACGCTGCCCAAACGGGGTGCCCATGTCACCCCCGGCCAACTCCGAACCGATAGCCTGCACCGTTCCATACAAACGCTGCAGCGGCCCAATGTCACCCATCAACGGATTTTCTAAACCAGCCCGGAACGCTTCTTCTCGTCTATCACGCGGTGCCATATCAAATCTCCTTCGTAACGCGGGTCAGCACTCCAGGCATTTCCGGGTGCGGGGCATACACATTTCCATCTGGCGCACGGGTGCCGCCGAACGGAATTTCGTGATCTTGCAATTCGCCCCGTCCAGGCATCTGATCTTCGTGCCCTTCGTAGGTATCGCTGATTGGAACCTCGGTGCTTTCCTGCACAGCCTGATCCGACAACAGATTGGTCTGCGGCGCGGTAAGTCCGACATTCTTGATAAGCACGTCAAGGCGTTTGGTGATGGCGTCGTAAACTTCGACTTCGCGTTTTTCCAGACGAGCCTGCGACTTGCCTTTTTCCTTCGCCAACTCGTCCATCGTGGCTTGCAGGGCTTGTTGCATCTGCTGAAGCTGCTGCCCCAGCATCTGCTCGTTCTGCGACGGACCTTGACCAAGCGCCTGCGGAGGCACCATGCGTTTCAGACGTTCAGCCGCTTCTTCCGCCATTGGGAAGTCGCCTGCACGGAACATGATATCGCCAATAATGCTGGTCAAACCGGGGTTCTGCGTGAGGATGAGGGTAAGCGCATTAAACGCTTCCTCACGTCTCGTGGCATATCCCGGACCCACATCCGACATCACTTCATACTTACCGACTGCCGGGTTCAACACCCTTCCAATAACTTCATTATTCTCATTCAATTCCAGCATGTGCGCCTGCCGCAACTGCGGATCGAGCTTGACTTCGAGGCTTTCATTGTTTTCCGCGAGGATCGTAATGATGCGGTTCGTGTCGTAAACCTTCGGCACAAGATCAAGAATGATTATACCGATCTGACGAATGGCAATCGCCAGATTATCAATGAAGTGATAAGTCGCACGATCGCCTTGACGCTGCCGTTCCGCAATCGCCTTGCCTGTGCGCTCATTTCCCTGCTGCCCCAGCTGGTTTTCGTATTGCCCTGAAACCATCTGCATTTCAACATTCGCCACTTCCATGCCTTTCAGCGCAACCGGCGACGGAACAGGTGGTTCAATACGAGAAGGTGGAGGCAAAGGCTTACCATCATCTCCAACAGACTTATAAGGCAAATACGCATGATTTTGGCGATTAGCCGTAGCCCAGTATTCTTCAAAGCCTTCTACGCTTTCCACTCCAACGATCCATGGAGTTTTGGACTGCAAGGCTCCGTATTCTACTGCAGCAGACGCCCAATAGTTATACATACGCTGCGGGTCTTTCATCGCACGGGTATGCCCCTTACGATCCAGACGCCCTTCAATGATCGTTTCCTCACCGATCACCGGAATAATCGGGATAGTTTTACCGATCCATATTCTTTCTTCTTCCTGAATAACATGGTTGCCCACGATGAGATGATAATGAATATTGCGGCGAGTAACCGTGCGTTTACGAGTCTGCGGGTTGTCGAAGATTTCACTTTTCGGATCGACTTTGCGAAGATCTGACGCCATCAATGTCATAGGCTGACCGTCCGGCCCATCAAACATCAACAGTTCATCATTCACATCTTCCGCTTCAAAATACTCCGCAACTCTTACATGGTCCTCATCGAACCATCCTTTTTCCCCAACCAGCACTTCCTGCCCGACATATTGCTTATACTGCGGATATTTCTGGTCGAAAACTTCTTTCGGCATATCCTCAAAGATAAACGCAAAACGCGCGTCCTCTTTTGCCGGAGCCTTCGCATCTGGATCGAGATAAACCGTCAGCGGGTCGGCAATGCTCGTAATATAAATCTCCTGATCGAACGAATTTTCGTCCACGTAGTCCGTGTTTACGCGCAGATAGCCAATGCCTGCCTCAACCTGAAAAGTCGTCGCATAGTCGTAATGTGCAGGGGCATTGCTTTGATACTCAATGTGTCGAGCAATGCCGTCCCAAATCCGCGCGCTTTCCGCCGTTGCGCCATTACCCGCCGCACGATACTTGATCCCCGGCTTATTCATCTTCGCATCATTGATGATGTTCAGATTATGTTGACGAGTCTTGTTGATAGTCAGCGCAGGCCGTTCATCCCTCTGACGATCATTCCACATGCGCGTCGGCCACTGATATTTATTATCAGAGTCCGCATTCGCAAATCGAATGTCATCCATAAACAATCTGCGAGCATAGCTTTCCCACGCTTCGCAGCGCTTAAAACGCTCCTGAGCGCGCTTTAGGACTTTTTGGAATTTCTCGCTGTCAACTGCTTGCCGTGCCATTTATCCCATCCATCCCAGGCTTTCGCCCAAATTCTGCATTGCCCCTAATAATCCGCCTTGGCGTTTCAACGCCCCCGCCACTTTCCGAGTGCGTCCATCGCTCCCACCTTCGTTTGAGGCGATAGCCATGTAGCGGAAAGCATCTGCTGCGTGTGACGACCAATCATGCACAGGCTCGTTGCTGAGCGTTTCTGTAACAGGATTTTCTTCGTAATGGTAATGACGCAAAGCGTGAAGGAGGCCCTTCTCACATTTCGCCGCGTCAAACCAGCATGTCGGGAAAATACTTCTCGCCGCGATAATCCCGTCGAACTTGCTCAACCTCGGCACAATCCGAACCTGAAATCCCGCGTCACGCATCTGCTCTTCGATAGACTTTTTCGAGCCCAAAGTTTTAGCACGGGCGTCATGCGGAAGCCAGCACGTCCCGTAATCGTAAAGTTCACCCGTGGACCCACGCCTCGTGCGCAGCACATGAATGTAATGATCTAGCCCTTTAAGCCGATTCTCGTAAAAGTCCACGACTCGCCGTTGCATTCCGACGTATTGCTCGAAGATAATTGACGTGCTGTCTGACCGGCCAAGATCGAAATATAAATTAACAGGAGAGCTAGAATGGTGAGGCACATGCGTAATGCGACCTTCTTCAGCACAGTCACGAAGTTCTTCGGCATACACCGCCCCTTCCAGACTTTTCCGGCACTCACCTTCCCACACATGCAGATAAGCGTCACGGTCACGGGCTTTCAGGTCGAGCATTTCCTGCTTCAAAACCTGCGGAAACCACGGATTATCGCGCCATGAAATTTTCTGCACAATCGCATTTTTTGGAGGCTGCAAGACGAAACGCACATACGTGTCGTCATTTTCAAGCTCCGGGTTAAACGACGCCCAGATCTCCGAATTTTCCTTACGGATCGTGGGAATAAGAACTTCCCAAGAGCTTTTCGTGACCTTATTTGCTTCTTCCACCCAGCAAATGTCCACACCTTCATATGACTTAATCTTCGTGACATTGTTGCGAATGCCCTCGAAAGAAAATTCTGAGCCTGTAGACGGGCAAAAAATTCTTGCCTGCTCAATCTGGTAAAAGCCAGTGAGCCCAAGCATGTCAATCTGATCGCTCAGCACCTTATGCACCGAGTCTCGAATTGAGTTCTGAAATTCACGAGCGCACAAAATGCGAAGGGGGCGCTTTGCAGCCAAAATCACAAGCGCCCGCGCAATGCCCCATGACTTCGCCCCTCCGCGACCGCCATACAATACCCGGTAACGCACAGGCAATCCATTGACTTGTGGCCAGAATAAGCATTGGAGCTTCTCTGGCCACTCGACAACTTTCGCATTTGATGCGGTTAGGTCCATTCTATACTCAATCTTCGATGGGCTTATTTATTTTTCATTTTCTTATTGTAAGCAGCAAGCGCCGCCTTGTCCATCTTCATATCCATTTTCGAACCTTCTTTGATCCCCTTTTTCTTGAGCGCTGCGTCTTTTTTCTTGTCCATCGAGGAGCGTTCCCACTCAGCCATCGTCATCTTTTTCGCAGGTGCTTTTGCCATTTTATTTCTCCATCATCTTTGAGGCTTTAAGGCTTTTGAGTTCCGGCTGCTGCGTGCGCGGGCTAATGCCACCCCGATTAGCTTTCGCAGACATTAACTTTTTCATATCATGGTGAACGCTCATGACATGACTTTCACGATCCGGACGCTTATGGTCGCAACACTTTTTCATTCGTCAATCCTCGTCCTGTCCCACAACTTAAACCCAATCTGCATCGACAGGTAAATGCAGCCGAGAATTGGAGCAAAAAGCGCAGCAATATCCGAGTACGGTTTAACTTGCTGAATCCACAGTGGCGAGGAAATCATTGCCGCAGAAACCATCCCGCCAATTTTTTCACTTGTTGTGGCAAACAATGCCCCAGTCAAATCATGGGAGGGGTCGCTCGGGTGGATTGGCATTTTCGATCCTTTTTTTTTTTAGTTTTGGATTAAACCGAGCTTTTTCAGCGCAGCGACAATATCTCCAAAGGTATAAGTCGCAGTTCCAGATCCACCTGTGGATCTTGATTCCGCAAAAAATGGTGTGGTAGCCGCACCTGTAATTGTCGCATACCCACCCCCTCCGACTGGCTGAATATCAGGCGTAGTTCCGTAAAAACCGATTTTTTGGTTAATGCCTGTTCCAATAGAAAATCCTGTAGACGTGCCTGCAACAATACCGGTTCCGTCCAAAGGAAAGATATAGCCGTCACCTCGCACTCTGAAGTGATTGGTCGAGCCGAGCGCACACGAGATAAAATTAAAATTGGCCGGAGTTGCGCCCGCATCTGCCACTGCCGAAACAATAGCCGAGGCAAAAGATGCTGAAGATGATTTCAGGGCAATAACCGGCGCACCTGTCGTAGCTGATGTTACATCTAGATACGCATTGTAGATAAAACGAGGAGTTGCTCCGAAAGATGAATACGAAACAGAGCCAGCCGAGTTCACCGTAACAGTCTGATAGTTCGTAGCATCATACACAAATCTTGCTTGTGCTTGGAAAGTTGACGTGCTTACCAATCTCGCTAAAGGCGAAGCCTCCCCAGAGCCCACAGAAAGCGATCCATTATTAAAATACATCACTCGATCTGTAACGCCGCCAACCTGGCCAAAGAAGTTGCCAATAATGGCGCACGATGTCGAGAGCTTTGTGAGATCTGTCCGACCCAGATAAAGCGATTGCGAAGGTAGCGTCGGATGGCCTAATGTCGAACCAATGACAGTTATTTGAGAAGAGCCTACCGACGAGGAATTTGTGTTATCCGAATAAACAGTGTAGCCGATCGGATAATTGCCAGGAGCGATATAACTCGACTCAATCGTTAAACTCGAGTTACCTCCGCCACGTCCGTCATAATACACTCCATATTGCCCAGCAAATGCTTCCAAATAACAACCCGCAAACAAAATTCGGGGCGCATTCATAAATTCAAAGCATTTAACACCATCCGTCGCAGTGCCAGTTTCAAGGTTAATACTTTCCGCATTACACCCATAAAAACACCACGGACCTAGTGAATTATTAACGCATCTCACCGCACGCTGCAGATGGTTGAATAAGCAGTTTGTAAAATTGATCACGTTGTTGGAGAAAGTCGAGGGCGCAACGGTTCCCGGCAACGAATCAATTCCATAAAAACTATTACGAAAATAGCAATTATTGAACGACGTGTTAATCATGCCTTCGCCATAAACAGCTTTATAGCAGCCAGTCAACGTGCAATCATTAAACGTCAAGCCAATACCTGCAAGAATATGCACAGCATTATTCGACGTATTGCCTGCGCCAGTCGTTAAATTCCAGCATCCTTGAAAATTTAAATTAGAAATGTGGATATTGGAAACAATATACGTCGGAGGATTCGGAGGCCGACTTGCAGGCGCCTGATAACCTTGAATATACAGCATATCAATGTCAGAATCCGTCGATATAACCGCATTATTTCCGAGAATCTGAAACGACACGCCCAGATCATATTTCAAATTGATCGGCGCAGTAATTAAATATTTACCCTGAGTAAACGCGAGGCATTTTTTGCCACTAGTCTGGCTTGATGCCCCAAACTGAACATTTGCCTGCAGATAATCAATTGCGCGCTGAATGGCGGTCGTATCATCCGCAACGCCATCACCGACGGCTCCAAACATCTTCGTGAAAATCGTGCCCGAAATAACTCGAAGCCACGCCTTCGACCCGTCACCACCAGTTGGCAAAATAACAGTGCCATAATTCTCAACAAACGTGCCCGCAGGTTGGCCCGACACACCGTAAAAAGCGCCACCGCCGCCATCGCCAATCGTATAATAACCATTCACATACGCAGTCGTCCCTGACGCCGGAGAATACGTCCGCAACTGCGCAATGGTGTCTATTGTGTAGTTAAGACTAAACGGCGGGAAGTTAATTTTAAGCCATTGATAAGGCTGCACAGAAAAATACAAAGACGCTTCTGCAGATCCCTGCGAAACGCCGACGTTACCCGGAGCCGAGTCAATCGTGCTGCCCCCATCCGCATAAACCACAATCGGATTGAGCGTGGAGTTTAGCACGATAAAAATCTGGCCAGGCAGCGCTTGCGGCAGCACAACGCTGGCATTTGGCAGCACCGCAATTGTAATCTGCGAAATCGTTTCCGTTAATCTTTGCGAATTAGCAAGTGTGCCGTTTGAAGTCGCCTTCACCGCAGCCGCCGTTGACCATACCGGATGGCCGAACTTATTATTAAGTTCTTCGCCATCAATCAGACGATAACCGTCGATGAAATCATAAGGCTGCGTCATCTACAAGCTCCTACATGAATTGCCCGACATCACCAACCCAATCCGGGGCCACGGTAACGCCATCACTTGTCCATCCATTCAAATTCGTATCATACTTGTATTGTGAGATCAACGGATCAAACTGCAGTTCCGCCGGCAGTTCGCCATTTATGCGCAATCTTCCCCAAACACCCGGACGAGATGCAACGGCAGGAATTTCCTGACCCAGCACATCCGTAACAACTCCGCCAGTCTCAACAAAAAGCTGACCAACATAATTCAACAAATAATCTCCACCGTCACGCAATTTTCCCTGCGTGAGAATTTGATCGTGCCCTTGCTCATCTTGATACACAAAACCCAACCGTTTTGCATCATTGAGCAGAACGTCGTAATTTTCCGCATTAAAAACAATGTCAACCATCAGTAGGGCACTCCCCCAACGCACTTAACTTTAAGCAATCCGGCTGGAATAGTTTTATCGTAGAGCGCTATGCTGCGAATGGTCGAATTGACAGTGAATGTTCCAGTTGTGTTTTGTCCCAAACTTACTGCGGTAACTGCCGCAGGTGGATTTGTGTCGGTCCGCACAGCTCCATTATTTGCGACAATCCAACGCGCTCTCGGAGAAAACGCCATGCAAGCTCTATTCGGCAGTACACCTGTGAAAAGATTGCCATAGCCAATAGTTGCGTCAAGATTGCCACCAGCTGTTGTGTTTCTAACCGAAGTACTACTCACTACTCGCATATACAGCGCATTTGTGACATTTCCAGCTAAAACATATGCTGCGAACGCACTTGGTATCTGCCCAAATTCCACAATAGCTGACGCGCTTGTTGTAAGAAAAATGTTTAACGCCTGCCCTGCAAGCGGAACAAGATCAATAGATCTGGCAAATGTTGCAGTAACAGTGGGAATATAAGATGTTTTGAATGTCCCGGCTTCAACCACATACCCCCACGTAGTCAGCGTTCCAGTTGCAGTGATATACTGCACAAATGTTCTTGCGCCAGCCGTGGAGTTAGTCGTTGACGTAACCCAAATCCGATACCAATTATTGCCAACCGCTTCTGACCCATAAGATGTTACGCCAGCTTGAACATTGCTAAACGCATTAGTTTGTGGATTAAACTCCACCGTCGCTTGATTAGTATTCGCGCCACCACCCCACAACGCCGAATTACTGCCAAAAAGCAAAGTCGGAGCCGTGCCGGACACATACTTCACATACACGCTCATCGTGTAAGCAGTGCTCGCTGCTGGCGTAATTGATCTGTTATATCCAGTCGATGCCGTATTAAACGCCCAGGAATACGCAGAACTCGTCCCATCCGGGGCGGTATTCGTTTTTGTCGGAGACGGCGAGTCATTTCCTGTCCAGTTTAACGCAAAGTCTTCGGATGCAAAAATAATGTTCGTCCGAATTTCTTCCATCAAAAGACCTAACGAAGCCAATGTATTCCCATCATAGGTAAATCGCGGCCCGTAATATGCGGAAGCTGCCGTGGTATTATACGGCGTCGGAGTATTGGTGTGAGTGCTCGGTTGAGCCTGCGCTCCGAAAACCGATAAAGTTTCCGTGCCCGCCGCGTTAAACGTCACCTGACCTGACGTATCAAACGTATTTCCAGTCGCAGCCGACGCAAAACCAATCACTGGCTGGATTGTCGTATTATCGTTCGACGCTGCAATCGACACACGAAACCAGCTATTCCCGACGTTTTCTTGCGAAGTCGAAATAACCGTGCCAGAAGTCGCGCCAGCTGAAGTTTGCGAAGCCGTTGTGTTCGATCCACTTAAATCAAAAACGGCTGTCGCCCATTTATCCGTAGTGCCCAACACATCAACAAACACAAAATTCGACGTGCCTGCTTTCACGTAAACAGACACCACATACTTTCCATTCGACCGAGAAGTAATCGTCGTCGAATGCTGAACATTGTGTGTCGCACTTCCCGCCGAAGCCGTCAGCGTCTGTGCGCTATTCGCCACACCATCCGGGCCAGTAGTCGTGGCCGAACGGGACACATTGTTCGCCGTCCATCCACTCGACCCCAGATTTGAAGAATGTAAAAACTGATTTGCCGGGGCATACTGCAATTTACCAGTAGAGTCTGTGTAAATTGCGTTCGAGGTCCGACTATGCGTTAGCCAAGTTGGCAAAGACTGGCTTGTAAGAAAATCTGCCGAAAGCGCAGGCCGCACGCCTCCTGAAAGCATCACAGTCTGTTCTGGGGTAATAGCGTAAGCAACACCCGAGAGCAATAAGCAGATCGCTACAAGCCAGTTCCGCATTAGTTTAAAACCTCTGCCGCAACATTGAACGTCTGGCCACTAATCGGAGTCGCCGCTGCTGTCGCCTGTAAGTCCCAAAACACCGACGTGCCGCTTGCTAGTTTAACAACCGCAAAATTGTTGACCGTGATCTGGCATTCACCGCTCGCCGCATCACCATACTGCGTCAGCGGGCAGCTAAACTGCGCAAGACGATTTGCACCGCCCGTCGCAACCGCATACGTGCCGCCATCACCGTTCGTGTAAGTCGGGGCCGCAGACCACAGCGTTAAAGTAAGCGTCGTGCCCCAACCCGTCGTCGCATTCGTCGTAATGCGCACTCGCGGGATAATCGCGCCGCCTGCCGCATTCGCAATCGCAAAGCTCGGTACGACAATACTTCCCGCCGTCACATTCGATGCGATAAGCTGGTTTGCCGCATAAGCGGTCGTGTTCGCCGGGCGGGTCAGCGTGCTCGTAGGATTAGTCGCTACGCCATTAACCGGCGACAAGAACGACGCATTCGAAATTGCGCCAATCGTGTTACTGCCTGCCGGAAGCGCATTGCCTAGATTGAAAGTCGGCGTCGAGGCAAACGCCGGGAGCGTTCCGCCGACCACAACGCGCAAATTACCCGACAAATCGCCACTTAGCGGATTTGTCGTGCCTTCCACATAAGTCGGAGCCAACGCCGTAGATTTTTCCGATGTCACCGAAGAAATCGAACCCGTAATCGGCAGCGCACCACTTGCGTCAGGAGCCGCACACCGAAACGGAGAATTAGGATCACAAACTGCGACGCTATATTGAATTGTGCCGCTCGGCCCAGCCAAAGCGATAGCACATAAAGCCCCTAACATCAGGGCTGTCGATGCAAGGAGCTTTTTCATTCCATTCTCCAAAAAAGGGTGAGAGGGGCGCTAGGCCCCTCTTTTTAGTTATAAACCAGCGTAGCAGCCGCCGTGCAGAGTACAACACGCTTCACAGCGCCAGTAGCACCAACCGCCGAGCCATACGTGCCCGTCGCATACGCCGTGCCATCGCTAACCAGCATCAGCGAGTTGACCGTAGAGGCGGTGCAGGCCGTCGTCGCATTCGCAATTGTGTAAATCGGAAGCGTCAGGACACCCGTAATCGTCGGGCTCGTCAGCACATAAGCCTTCAACTGCGTCGTGCTGATAACTTCCGTCTGCGGGTTAATGCCCTGGCCCAGCATCGTGTCCGCCGGAATACGTTCATTACCAGTCAGCGAGCCAGTCGCCAGCGGATAATCAGGGAACTGACCAAGAGCATAAGCGGAGCCCGCACCCAGAAGCGCAAGCAGACCGCCAATCAAAGCAACTTTTTTCATCATTTGCCTCTTATGAGCGAGATTGCTCCGCGCAGTCCGTCACTCTGCACGGGATTACCAACATTCTGGGTGACGCCAGACTGATAATCAGGGTTCCCCGGCACAAACCGATCAGGAGCCTGATAATTCGCATTGCCCTTCCGGGCTTCTTTACTAAAAATCCCCGACTTTTCGTCGTATTTATATTCAGTGGCGTGCTGAATGTCGCGGGTATTCACGCCGCGCGATGGGCGATCCGCAAGGACTTTTCCGCTATTTTTCGAATTTGCCATTTTTTCAACCTTGCCTATGCGGCACAGGGAGCCTTCCGCTCACGGGCCTTGGCCTGCCATGATACTGGCCGCTTTGCGGCCCGCAGTCAACGCATTTTACCCAAAGAAATGGTCAAAAATGGCTCTGACCTAACAACAACTTCAACACATTGTGCAAAGTTATCACCACAACACCCAATCCCACCAGCTTAACTGCGTAAATCAAGAAAAATTCCCAGTCTGGTGGAAGCATGGCGCACCTTTTATGAGGTTAGATGGGCATCCGCTCCATCCAGTGCAAAATCGGGACTACGCCTTGCGTTTCCGCACGCAAAATCGCCCCTCTCAGCGTGGTTTCTACCAGCTTTGCGTCCGGGCACTTGCTCAAATGCCTCGCCGCCACGATCCCGAGGGGCTTTTTATCTGGCCAGACCTGTTCCACAATCGGAAAATACAACTCATGTAATTGCCTCATGCCCTGATCGACATCTGACAGCTTGCACTCGATCACTACGATCCGCTTCGCACCCTCAATAATCAAGTCCATCTGGCAGTGCCCCGGCCCGTTCAAGTCCTTAAACTCAAACCACTGCCCGTGCTCCGCGCGCGGGATCGCTGCGCTTAACGCCTTTTCATAGCGCAAGCCTGCCGCTTTCGACCCTTTCGGCCTTGACACCGGGATATGCGCGGGCCGCAAACATCTAGCAGCATAATGCAGCCCCACAATCGCTCTATGATACATCAGCTTGCGGGCTCTCTTTTTTCTCCGCCACCCAAATCCAAATGTCTTTTCCCCGAACTTCCAGCATCAACTCCGCATTCGGGTAATCTTTTGGGGAAAACTGCAAAAATCCATGCGCTCGCAGCGGGAACGGACCATCTTCGACCCCCTCAATCTCCAACAGTCCGTCCCACGTCCCCAATTTATACCGTGTCATTTCTTCTTGACCTTTGCGGGCAGCTTTTTCATCGCACCTTTGCCCTTAACCTCAAATTCCTTCCCAACACTCTGCGGAATGCCCAAACGCTTCGAGGCTTTCGGGTCATGCGCGACCATTGCCATCATCTTCGCCTGCGCTTTGCTTTTAGCTGGCATTTTACACTCCTCTTACAGACTATTGATCGTCACAATCAACGAGGGGATGGCTGGCAAGGCAGGACTCACGCCTGGCACCGCCGCTTGGGCAGGCTGTGCGTAAATCCGCAAATCCGCATCCGCCGACCACCACGCCAACTGCACAAAATCCCCAGCATTCAGCGGTAACACAAAGTTCCACGCCGCTACCACTTTCGCATTATTCCCCACCAGTGACAAAGTTGTATTGCTGTCAGGCACATTCTGTCCATTCACCATCAACCAAATATCCACAACATCTGTCCCGGAGTCCGTCTTATCTAACTGCGCTGAAAACTGAATGTTATAAACGCCAGTATTTGCGACCGTGATCTGCGATCCACCCACAATACTAATACCCGGCGAAGTTGCGACCGTATTATTCAGCGTCATAATCTGACGATCAGTGTTATCTGTATTTGGCTGGATTTGGTCAGAGTAAAAAGACCCGTAGGATAATAGTGTGGAAGCGGTTGGAATTTTTGCCGTAACCCATTGGCGCAAAGACTGCGCGATGTAAAATGCCACGCTTGGTCCTAGCTGCAATATGCCTGTATCACCGCTTACCGCATTTATGGTTGATGACCCGTCTGAGAAAACCCGCAAGTCGGTTGTGGTATTATTGCATACCAACACGACTTTGCCGGGGAGCGCCACGGGCAACGTCACACCCGCACCGCTTGCTCCGACAGTCGCAACATTCGCAATAGTTTCAACAATCTTTATGCTGGTCGCCCGCGTCCCCCCGACAGTAGCCGTCAGAGGCTTGCTATACGACCAGATCGGGTTCCCAATCACCTCATCCAGCGATTGTCCGTCTTGCAGTCTTTTGCCAAAATCAAACGGCTGAGGAAAAGTCATAGCAAAAAGCCCTTTCGGCTACACAATCTTACACGGAATTTTCACGTCCTGATCGTGCGAGTAAACCGCACAAACTCTATGATACCCGTCCGCGATGATAAGCGCATTGATGCATCGCACCAACAAAACCGGAGACAACTTTTTTCCGTTCTCGATCTTTTCGAGAGTCTTTTCGACCTGCTCGTTTGAAATCCCCGCGTGGGATAGTTTACTGGCGCGAAAAATATCCTTCGCCTTGAAATATTGCACACTTTCCCGGCGAAGTCTATCCGACAAACCTTTTGCTGTTTCACGCCCAAAATGCAGCATCAAATATTCTTCCGCCGCAGGATAATTGTGGTCCTCTGGCTCGTCAAACCAATAAACAGCTTTTGTCAAGGCTTGGCCCCCTTTTGCTTTTTGGTTGGCAACCACCCACATTTCAACGCCACGCCAACAGCGTTATGTTCGCGGATCTGCGCAATCGTCGGGGCTGTGTCGTGGCGGGAATAGTAAATCGCGCGAGCGGCCTGACAGAACGAAGCCCCCTGCAGCGCGTCAGTCCCGTCTGAACCCGTCATCGTCTGACACGCTGTCAGGGTCGGCAGCAAGAGCAGCCCGCACAGCTTCGCGCGCAGCAACGGCCACTTGCGCGTCATGGACTGACTTTTGAAGGGCATCAAGGCGCTCCTGCACTTTTCCAGCATCCGTTAAATTCCGTGCATAAAGCCACTCAAACACTTTGCCAACGGCGCTAAATAGCGCCGTCAGCGTAGCGATTAACGCCGGGATCACTAGCTTTTCGTTCCGCCTGTGACGTTCCAATCTTTCGCCGCCACAAGGCCCAAGCCAATCAGCGCGTTCTGCAGATTAGCCCAATCCAGCGTTTTCGACTGCCACGTATTCCACACGACCGTGACCAGTGCGATGATACCGGGGATCGTGGTTTTCCAATTCGTCAACATTTTTATCTCCTCAGTTACAAGGCCGTGACGTGCCGTCACGCAACCAGCATTCCACAAACTTCGCATCATCCTTCGTGCTTTGGCATCCGGTCAACAAAACTGCCGTTCCGAACAGCACCAAACACGCCAACGTCGCGCAAATCACAAATCTTACAGTCTCTTGCATCATTTCCCCGCCCCCGTCGATGCGGACTTTTGCGCGGTCTTTTGTGCCGGTGGTTGCGCATTTGCCTGTAAAAGCGCGTCTTTGAACGACCGTGCGTATCCGGCGATCAGTCTCGCCCGATCCGTCCCGTTAATAATTCTTCGCGCCGTCACGTAATCACACTTTCCAACTCCGATGTAGTCAGAGAGTTTTTTCCCCGTAAACATCCCTAAAATCATCCCGCGAAAGCATATATCGAGCGCGACCGGCCATTCCAGCGCTTTATCAGGCGGATCAACTTTGAAAAGTTTGTAATTCCGCTCCCAGGTGATCTGCACCAACCCTCGCCCGTAAAACGGGTAATAGGGTTTTGATTGGAGATATTTCTGCCCGCCCTGCTCCCGGATGGGCTGCATTTCAAACGCCGTTTCATGCACGATCGTCGCCAGCACATAGGCGAGTTCGGCGTAAGACATTTTCGGCCACTTCGCATCCCGGTAGGCAAGGATCTGGTTCATCCCGTCCACCTGTCGGGCGGTCAATCGCCCCCCGAAAACCGCTCGCCTGACCCGCTCAAAGAAATATTCCATGTTCATTTGGAAGCCTTTCGGGCGGCGCGCATGTTGTCCACGAGATTAGGATAAGGTCTCCCCGCCGCTTTCGCCGATGCCTTGGCGCTCGCCTTTTTCGCAGGGGAAAGTGTTTTGGGTTTCCCAAGGGCCTTGGGCCGGGGTTTTTCCCACACAGGTTTATTGTGCGAACCCATGTCAGCAGTTCCACGCCCGGAGCGATTTGTTGATGCGCGAGTTCGGGTCTTTTGCGGTTTTTTCGCTCGTAAGTTTTTTCTTCATCCCAGACATCCTCGCGCAGAAAGACTTTTTCCGCCCCGCGTCTTTTTCGTTTTTCGGGTTAGGCGCAGGGGGCTTTAAGTTATGCCCTTGCGCCTTGGCGCTTGCGCGCCCTTTGGCGTTCAGGCCGCCCTTCGGGTCTTTCCCTTCCTTGCGGGTCCATGCCGGGGTTTTAGCCATTTGGTTTCACCCTTTTCGCCATGTATTCTGCGCGAAGCCTGTCGCGTTCCGCAGCTTCCGCTTCCCGCCGCGCAATCGCCGCATCCGTCGCATCGAACTTCGCTTGCGTGATCTCGGATTGCGTAGGAATTGGTTGAGGAGTGTGGGGCACGTAAGGCTCCCCGTCAACGTCGAGGCCGGGGGGCATCCCAAGAGAGTCAGCAAGAAGGGGCCTGACCGTTTCGGGAAGCTGCGGAATTGAGGGGAAAGAGTTGCCCGGTAGAGCCGCAGGCGCCTGGGTTGGGTTGGTGGGGAGTGGTGTGGGGGTGAGAGTGGCGTCGAGGGTTTCGGGCTCGGCGGAGGCTGGGGAGACAAAGTTGATCTGGAGCGCCAAGCCGTTTCCGCCCGCGCCGACTGCGATTGCCTGTTGCGGGTTGGGGCCGCCTTTCGCCGTCGCGATGGAGCGGTCCGCCATGGTCGTGAACAGATCCATAAGTTCGCGCTTCGTGAACTTTTCGGGCTCCGCTTCAAACCGCTCTTGCAGTTCTTCCAGCACGCTGGTCCCCAGCGCCGCCATTCGCTGATGCACGTCCACGTAGACCTCGTTCAATTCCTCTGCGTAGAAAGAGACGAGTTCTTGGAAGGCCGGGTCGTTTTTGAGGTCAGAGATGCGGGCGACGGTCAGGCCGCAGAGCGTGGAGCATTCCAGCAAGCTTTTGCCCGAGGCCACGGCTTTAGCAAGGAGATGGTGGTTGTAGCGGAGCGTCTTGATCCGCGGCACCCCCTTTTGCCCACTCCCCGCGTGGTCCCACATGCTCGCAATGTCGGACTCCGAGAGGTGCCGAGGTGGGCCGTAAGTGATCGGGGCGGGGCGACGACCCTTGCCGGGGGGTGCAATATACATAAACGCTCCAAATGGTTAGTGCCATCTGGGAGCGAGTATATCATGGGTCTGACTGCAAGGCAACAAGCACAAAAGGGAGGCTTATTTAGACCCATCACCTTTTTCATGGCTCAGACAAATGTGGGTTCGGCAAAGCATTACTCCAATCCCCTGCTGGGCCAGTCCCCCGTCAAGCCTTCGGCTTGAGCCTTTTAGACTGGGAGGGGACTCAAAGCCCCCGCACCTCTCTCCACAGCGCTATTGCCTCGTCTGGCGTTAGCTTGCGCCCCAGCGCTGCCTCGCGCTCCGCGATCAACTGCTCCCACATGCCTGCTCCTTTCGTCTAATCATGCACAATAGGTATCAGGTTAGGCCCATCATGTCAATCCATCCCGCCGAACAAAATGCGCCCAAAGGCAATTTAATGTGGATCGATCCGGGATCGATAGAAACGGCCCTACATGCGACAATCGATCCCTTCTGGTGCTATCCTACCGGATCGATCCGGGATCGAACCCGGATCGAACCCTTGCCCGTTTTTGTGCATTAGCATGGGCCTAACATTATTTTCAAAATTCTTGCAGATTTTGCTTGCAATGTGCAAAATTTGCTATAAGGTTAAACCCATCGAATCGCATTGTGCGTTTCGTGAGCCCTACCGGGTTCTGCTGTTTGAAATTGTGAAACCCGATAGGGCATAACATGGAGTCTATGTTATGTCGTCTATCAATCTTTCATTCGCTGGCTTTAACGTCAACAGCGCTAACCTTCCTGAAAACTCGCTCGAGCATCTGCTCCAGTTGGGCTTTTCAACCGCTATTAAAAATTCGATTGCGGGCGTGAAGGCAGGCGTTTTGGGCAATGGCGCAAATCCATGGTCCGACGACGACATAGCTAACGAATGTAACCGCCTCGCCATCACTGGTGGGGGCCGGGATGAGGAAACAGCCGCTAAGATTTGCGCCGCTATTCAACGTGAAATGTTCGAGTCGATCGTTTCCGGCGTGGCCCGCAAATTCCGCGCCTCGTCCCCGCGCATGTCCGACGACGACAAGCTGCGCCGCGCAATCGCCATCGAGTTGCTTGAAAATGTGGCGAAAGCAAAAGGCAAGGCGCTTCCCAAGCGCAGCAAGCCGGAAGAAAAGGAGCAATTCGAATCCTTCCTCGCCAACGCCTTGCAGAATGCAAAATTCGCCGCTGCCGTCGAAAAGGAGTTTACGGATCGCAAGCGCAAAGCTGCCAAGCAGTCCGACGACTTCGCAGATATATTCTAATCAACAAGCCCAGCCGGGTAACACTGGCTGGGCTTTTTTTTGCTCTGCATTTTGCCATCACGCCGGAGGCATTATTTTTTGCTGATTTTAAATGGTAGGAAAATGGTCAGCAAATGGTTTGTGAAATGGTAAATGGTAGGGAAATGGTGGGCAGATAAATGGTGGTGATAAAGGCGTCTCCGTTTACCGCAAATAGCGCAAACGGCCCCTTTTCCCAGTTTGACCCTTCCCAATGGGCTTAACCTCAAACCCACCCTATACCCAGTTTCAAATGGGTCTAACCTTTCAAATCTCTCTAAATATATATTTTTAAGCAGGTTAAGGCCATTCTACTGCTTTAATTATATATTTTTTTTTAAAAATCGAATGTCAACTACAGCCTCCATGTCTCTAACCTTAGACCCACCGCCAACCAGCAATCGAGCATAATAGGCCAATTGCGCTATTTACCTTATACGACGACGCCTATATAGTCCCCATACCAACCCGCCAACAAAGGAGCCCGACAATGGCAATCACCCTTGCGCGTTCCGCGCAAACCCAGTCATCCTCAATAATCTAAGGAGCTTTTCAAATGGCAATCACACAAGAACGAGTCATAACAATCCTCTCCGCTTTCCGCCGCACATACGACGCCAACACCACAATCAAACGCTCGATCCGCGACATAACTTCCACCCTTACATCCACATCCAGCCTCGACGACTTCCGCGAAGCGCTCCAATCCGTTCAATTCCTTGCCGACCTCCACACAATCTCCGAGCCAGACCTTTCCCTCCTCGTAGCCGAAGAGCAACACTTCCGTGCCGCTTTCCGTAAAAACCAGCGAACCGCCGCATACGCCCGCCGAAAACGCGCAGGCATCCCTGCAGGCATTTCATTTTCTCCAGGCATCCAGCCGTCCACCATCAGGCACGACATCTCGGACGAAGAAAAAGCTGCCCACTACGAACACGCCGAGCGCGCAGTCTCAATCGGCCTCACAGCCCCCGACCAGTTTTCCGAACTCAAAGGCAAAAACGCCCCAACATCTCCACACTCCATGCTCAAAGCGAAGCCAGTTGAACTTTTAACCTCGAAAAAACCAAAACGCTCCACAACTGAACTCTCCACCACAGACATGATTGCAAAAGGCTGGATATCGCGACTGCAGGCAGACAAAATGGCGCAGGACGCAAAACGGCGAGAAGTCAACATGCCTCCAGTTTACGACGATCCGTCCGACGACTCGATCCCGCTCACCCTCGACGACCAGATCGCGCTCGGCTACGTCGATCCTTCCAACTGCGACGAAGGAGTTTTCTAATGATCCACGTTACCCGCTCCATGCTGCCTTGAGGACAAACTGTTGCGACTCACTGACGTAAAATTCGACGACGACATATACCCAGCCCCGCATTTTTAGCATTGACCTTAGACCCATGACATGCAATAAAAGGCAACGGGTGATTTGTTTTTCGCCCGTTGCCCAGTGACCCCGCACAACGCCCAGCGTTTAGGACTCTCACATGCCCACAACCAACTCCCAGCGCAACCGCCACCAGCAGTCAATCCGCAAAAGCAAAGACCAGCTTTTCGCCTACTATGACGCCCAGCCTGCCGCCACGCGCAAGCTATTCCAAGACTTCCCCGAAAACCTATGGCCCGCCAGCTATTCCGACCACTTCGCTGGTTTTGCCGAGGCCCACAAGCGCTACCTCGCCAACCTCCACAACATCTGGGGCGCTGACCATCCTGCCGTCATCGCTGCATCTCAGCAAGTCCAGCTAAAACGCAACCGCGTAGTCTCGACCCTCACAACTGATGACCTCTCAGATCTCTTTTAACCAGTGCGAAGCGATGCCTCTGCACCTCTACCCCCAAACCTGGAGCCATCCCATGCAAACCAGCCTCTCCATCACCACAGACCATTTCCATCTTTACTCCCACGGCAAAGGCACAGCCTACACTCTTTACAACCGAGGCACTCGCTCCGACCTTTTCATCCAGGGTGACGATGCGCTCGACCTCGACAAGGAGATCCGTCTGTTCGAGGACGCAGGCTATTCATACGACGTTATGCTGTCCAGCATTTGGACGCAGCTTTCCGGCAATTTCCCCACCATCTAACTTCAAAACCTGGAGCCCTCCCATGTGCAAATACTCAGTCGAAATGACCGATACTTTCGCTGGCGAAGCTAACTACTGCTGGGCGCATCGAGTCGAAATCGACGCCCCGGCCACAGCCACCTCCCAGATGCTCATTAGACGAGCCAAAAAGGCCCTTGGCCTCGCGCCCTGCCGTCACCGCACGACAGACTGGGGCGATTTGATCCGCCTCGACCTCGCCAATAACCCCATCTGCATTTTCATAACCCCAGCGGCCTAAAGGCCGCTTCCTTTCAGGAGCCTCCACCATGCAGTCCCCTATCACCACCCTCCCCAACGGCGCAGTCTCTTGGACTCCCGCCCCCGGCGACATTTACCTCGTGACCGGCAAAACTCGCGCAGGTAAACGCTTCCGCTTTCAGACACCCCTCTGGCCTGTCGCGCAAGCCATCAACGTCTGGCGCGGCACCAAGTGGCTCGTCCGCGACGACCGCCGCTTCATCATCCAGACCATTTCCAACTAACAGGCAGCAACATGCAAGACTCATCAATTCACATCGGCAAATCTGGCGCAGTCAGCTATTCCGGCCCCGACGCTGTCGCATACTTCCGCGCCCGCTCAATCCGCTCCGCCCTGCAGCTCTACATCAAGACTGACGGAAAGGTCATCCCAACTCGCGGCATGGGCATAACCAACATGCTGCGCGTTGCAGGCGAGATCACCAACACCAAATACAAACGAACGCAGGCCGCAATGGCAATCGACGACCTCACTATCTGGATCGCCACCATGCAATCTGCTCTCCCCATAACCTCGGACGAATGACATGACCGACTCTCCCGCCGAAGGCGCTCCAGCCGACACGCATCGCCCCCTTTACATCATCGCGCAGGACATCCGAAACAACTGGCCCAAGCCGCATTTTGCGGCTTTCCCTTACATCTACGCCATGCGTTCTCTAAACCAAATCACGGAGCCCTACGGCCTCGACTCCGGCACCAGCGTCGTCGCTTACTTTCTATCCAACGCCTCCACATGGCGCGGCCCAGAAGCCCGCCGTATCAAACAGGAACTTAGAGACATTCTGAAAGGACAAGGCTATGAGTGACAAATACAACGGCTGGACGAACTACGCCACATGGCGAATCAACCTGGAGATCTTCGACGACATCGACCTTTCTGATTTCATCGATGACAAACCATATCTCGCTGACGCTGCGCTTTGGTGCCGCGAGTATGTCGAACAGCACCTCGAAGAAACTGGTGACGGCCTCGTTCTGTCCTACGCCCTCGCCTTCATCTCCGACGTAAACTGGCACGAAATCGCCCAGCATCTAATCAACGACGCCTCTTACCCCTCACCAGATGGAGATGAAGAATGATCGCTGACCTTTACCCAGACGGATCGCAGACTGCTATCCGCGTTCTCGTCGCCAACCTGCAAAACCCCAACTTCAAAATCACAAAAGACGAGAGGCTGGACCTCGAACAATTTATTTCTGATTTGCAAGAGGCGCTCGATAACGAGGCCGAACGCCAGTGGTTGCTTCGCAATTCTCACGGCTAACAGGAGCCTAACATGCAGACCTTTCTCCCATACGCTGACTTCCCCATGTCCGCCCGATCTCTCGACAACCGCAGACTCGGCAAACAACGCGTTGAAACGCTGCAAATCCTCAACGCCCTCACCAACCCCTCTTATGGTTGGCAGAACCATCCCGCAGTCAAAATGTGGAAGGGCCACATTCCTCACCTTGTGCTATATGGCCTTGCGATCTGCGAGGAGTGGAAACGCCGGGGCTTTAACGACACTTGTGCGGAGAAAATCGCCGCCCACATGCCAAGCGGCGAGGCCGCTTCCCCGCCCCCTTGGCTCGGCGACGCCGATTTCCATGCCTCCCACCGCTCAAACCTTCTCCGCAAAGAGCCCGCGCACTATTCCCAATGGCATTGGATCGACGGCCCCGACCTTCCCTACATCTGGCCCGCGCCCTAACAGGCGCACCCTTTCACCTCTCAAAACCTGGAGCCAAAATCATGCAGACCGGTATCTTTTTCATGGGCCACGACTTCATCCTCGACATCGACTGGACGCTGACCCATCCGGGCACTAAGCCGCAGCTTTACGGCCCGCCGGAGAATTGCTACGAGGGGGACGACCCGGAGTGGGAAGTCAATTCGATCCACCTCAAACTCGACGATCCCGACAAACCGGACGCCCCGCTCTTCGAGGCGACTGGCGCGCTGCTCGAACTCCTTGCAACCCATCGCGCAGTTGACGACGCGATCCTCGAATACGTGAGCGAATGGGGCGAAGATGAGGACACCTATCCAGACGAGGACTATTACCGTGACCGATGAGCGCAAGCGCAAAACCCTAACATTCATCTGTGCCGACATGGACGAGGCATTCGTCATCATCCGCGCCTATAAGCCTGAAAACTTCTGGGCGCAGATCATCTGCCTATCCCCCGGCAAAGTGGAACTTCATCTCCGCCCTCTGGAAGAGAAAGATTACTAATATGGCTCTCGCCGCCGTCGCCATAGTGCTCGCGTTTGTGTCTATGTGGCTTTTGTTCTCGATCATCGCGTATTCATTCATCTATGGCTCGTTTATTTTCTCGTATCTCGTGCTCTGGGATGATGAAACGCGCCACGCCATCTGCCCGCACGGATTGTGTCGGGCGATTTTTTACGACGAATGACGCCAGATTGACGTTTCGTTGTTGCACGTTGTCCCCCGTTGTGCCATTATGATATGAGGGTTTTCGCCCTTTGCCTTATGTTACCTCATACCCGGCGCTTTGCGCCACCTCGGAGCCTCGCATGTCACGAACCGCCCCTTACCACGCTGCCACCGCCATCTATTCGGAAGGCGATTTCATCTATCTGCAACTCCGCGCCACGAAAGGCTACACGCAAGAGCTTTCCTTCCCCGCGACTCCCGGCGGTATGGCCGCTTTAATGCGCGTCCTGCGGGAACGCGAGATGGCGCAAGCCTCAACCCCGCATCGCATCGCAGGTCCGACCATGCCGATCCAGCATGTCGTCAATTCATGGGCTCGTGATCCGAACGTCGAGGCGAAAGCCGAGCGCGCCAAGGAACGCGCCGAGCGTGAACGCTTCGCCCGCAAACCTCTCACCGAAAAACTGAAAGACATGGAGGAACTCTTTAACGACCCCAACTTTGAATTTTAACGCGAAGCGTTAACCCCCTCTGCTACTCACTTTCCAATGTGCCTAACACCTTGCAACTTAGGAGCCTAAAATGACCCTTTCCCAGATCTTCTCCAAACTCAACATCCTTAACGCTGAAGTCACCATTTTCCGCAATACAACGTCTTGGACGGGCGACGATGAACGCTGGGGTTGCGTCATCACTATGAATAACGAGGGAACCGAACTTAAACTCAAAGCCGTCGCTGCGAACGGAGACGAAGCTATCATCAAAGCCTTCGCAAAGCTCGAAACAATGACGGCGAGCCCCGACATCATCAAAGCCCTCAACCTCCCGTTGCTTTCCGCCCCGCAGGCCGTCGCGTGACGCATACCGTCTCCGACATTCTGAAAGAAGTGAGCGCCTTGTGCGCTCACTATCCCAATCAAGACCTTGGCCCCATCTTGCGTCAGCTATTAGCCCTTTGGACTCGACAACTAAACTTACACGCCAAAGGCAAAGCAACGCGCCTCACCCCCGTCGAAATCGACGAGATTATTTCATTCATCGAACAAAAACTTGCGGAGCATCCTTATGCCTAACGATCCACCCCACATACGCCGCGACGCACAAAAGCTCGCGTATGACCGCACAATCGAGTCCATCAACCGCACATGCGACACATTCGGTCGTCACCCAGACATGCTCGCCGCCGTCGCATCGTCCGCCATGTCCGCCGCGTTTATGATGCTTTACTGCTCCGCGCGCCTCCAATGCGGCGAAGTGCCGCCTGAAAAACTTTACAAAGTCTGGGGAGAAAGCATGGCGAAAGAATTTGACCTTATACAAAAAGGTTTCAACATCGCCGCTGACTTCACCAAAATGACTCCAGACGAAAGAGCAAAGTATGACTCATGACACTGACAACGAGGAACGCGAACTCATGCGGAAAGCTGTGTCTGCACTTCAGCCCGTCATCACAGGCAGACCTCACATGCTTATCGTAGGTTTTGATCTACCGGGAGGCATGAAACTCTGTGCGATTTCCAACGTGTCAAAAAACGATCAACTCGCCATGATGGAAATGTTGATTGAAGGTTATGAACCGACTCCTGACAACATAACACTAAACTGAAAGGTAAAAGCATGATCCCCAACGCCAACACATTCGTCGTCCCGCTCGTCGGCGCACATTTCCGCCCCCCGGCGAAAACCATCATCCAGACTCTCCCCGCCGGTTACGTTTTGGAACTCCGTCCCGAGCCGTCTAACCCTTACGACGCAAACGCCGTCGCGGTCTGGTTCGACGCCTCGCACCTGTCGCAGGACGCAAAGGACGAACTCGAGTCAACCCTTCCGGGAAGCGGAGGAAACCTCGACGACCTTCTCGAACAACGCTTTTGGCAGCTTGGTTATCTCGCTAAGGAACACGCTGCGGTCCACCAAGAGCGCCTCGCGTTCGTCATCGAAGGGCATAATGAGGATGCTGCAGTCTCCGGCGAGGGTTTTCTATGGAGTGGCTTCCCGTGCAAACTTTCGTTTACGGGTTCGGGCCAGGCCGCCGTCATCTTCAACATTTGACGAGCGCACCATGCAATTCAAAATCTTGAAAGGCAAAAAGCCGGAGCCTCTCACTCAATATCCCTTCGCAAGCATGGAGATCGGTGACGCTTTCTTCATGCCCTGTTCTTATGATCTGAGGCCCAACTTTTCAACACAGGTGCACAACGCAGCTCGACGCTTCCGCGAAAAGCACAACCCAGGCTTTAGAATAACAATCCGCTCCACCCACAACACAAAAGGCTTCGGCCTTTTAGTGCATCGCATTTCGTAACCCACAACTGAAAGGTATCTGTCGTGAAACCAACTCCCGAACAAGCCGCCATCATTCATGCCGCCACGCAGCCGCAGTCTCTGATCGTGAACGCCCTAGCAGGCACCGGCAAAACCACAACCCTCACCATGCTTGCCAAGGCTTTGCCCCCCGAGCCTGCCCTCGCTCTCGCCTTCAACAAGAAAATCAAAGAGGAACTCGAAAAGCGTTTCCCTAAGAACTTCAGCGTTATGACCATGAACGGCCTCGGCCATCGCGCGTGGAGTTTCACGATCAACAAAAAGAAAATGCTGATCGACGCGAACAAGATCGGGCGACTCACAACCGACGCGCTCAAGCCCTTCCCCGAAAGCAAGGGCGAATGGTCAGCAATCCGCACACTTGTCGTCATGGCGATGCAGCGGGGACTCGTGCCGTCCCAATTCCAGCACGCAAAGTCCCTCGTCCCCGACACGCCCGAAACATGGGAAGCGCTCGACTACGAACTTGACTTAAACCTCACAGCTGACGAGCGCAAGTTAGCGCGTCGTGTGTTGATCGCCTCCATCGAAGAAGGCATGAACGGCTGCATTTCATACGACGACCAGATCTACCTCCCTGTCGTCTTTTCCGGCGCGTTCCCGCGTTTCAACACAGTGCTCGTGGACGAGGCCCAAGACCTTTCTCCGCTTAACCACCAAATGCTCCGCAAGGTCGCGGCAGGTAAACTCATAGTCGTGGGCGATCCCCGGCAGGCCATCTATGCGTTTCGCGGCGCAGACCACAATTCCATGACGAACCTCAAAACCCTCAAATCCGAATGGATCGAACTCCCGCTCAACACCACGTTCCGCTGTCCGCAAAGTGTCGTGGAGCGCCAACACGTTCACGCCCCGGCATATCGCGCCGCCGATAGCAACCCAGTGGGCTCCGTCAACACGTTTCTATCCGGCGAGGAATGGACATGGGGCGCAGTCGAAAGCCTTTCCCACGGCGAAATTGCAATCCTCTGTCGAAACAACGCGCCGCTTTTAAGCATGGCCTTTAAGTTGCTCCGCAAAGGTTTGGGCGTGAACATGCTCGGACGCGACATTGGCCGGGGGCTGTCGGCGCTTTGCAAAAAGCTATCGCCCGATCAGGCCCAGTCCATCGACCTGTTCAAGCAAACGCTTAACAGTTGGTTCGAAACCGAACGGTCAAAAGCGGAAGTAAATGAGGACGCGACGAAGCTCGACTCGATCACGGACCGATACGAGTGCATTGTGGCGGTCATCGAAAACCGTTCGCCGCGCACAGTCCGCTCCCTTGTGTCTGAACTCGACAACTTGTTCGCGAAAGACTCCGGCCTTGTGACACTCGCCACAGGCCACAAAGCGAAGGGTCTGGAATGGGACACCGTGATCCATCTCGATCCGTGGCGCATCCCTTCTAAGTGGGCCAAGAAAGAGGACGAAATCAAACAGGAGCACAACTTACAATACGTGCTCGAAACTAGAACAAAACACACTTTAATTCTGGCAAACCTCAAGGATTTTTCGTGATGACCCCTCTGCATTTCCTCGACCCATCCCGCCCGCGCATCTCCGGGCTCCCCGCGTTCCGCACCGACATCAACCCCGGCGGACTCTCGATCATCCCCGGACTTTACTGCAGTCCGATAGGCGACGGCACGGAAGTGGAAATCTCCGGGTTCTTTTCGTCCGGCCCCAACCGCTCGACCCGAAAAGTGCTAACAATCCGCACGGATTGTTTCGCAGCGTTCTGGACACGCTGGTTAGCAGATCCCGAAGGCGTGGCGGAACGCGAATTTGGCTGGAAACCGGCTTCGCCTGTTAGCCCATCGCCAGCACCTGTCACCCTCGACCTCAACGATCTGCTCGGAGACTTCTAACATGACTCGTATTGCAACTTCGATCCTGTGTTTGTGTATTGGCCTCTGCGACGGCTACACGACTTTCTACGGCCCTCAAGGCCAGTTGGCCGGATCGGCCAACACCATCGCAGGTTATTCCACATTTTACGGCCCGCAAGGCCAGTATGCTGGAAGCGCAAACACCATCGGCGGCTACACCACCTATTACAACTCCGAAGGCTCACTTGCAGGTTCTTCTTCCAACCTCGGAGGCGAAGAATGACTCCGGATTTTCAAGAACGTCTTAATTGGAGTGAAATCCCCGTGCAGAATAAATCTGACGACCTTATAGATCGCCTCCGCACAGATACGCCTAACTATAAGACAGATTTCGAAGCCGCCGACGCATTAGAGGCGAAGGGCAGGCGGATTGCGGAGTTGCACAAAGAGGTTCGCATTATGGACAGCGAATACAAAACAGCCACCGCCCGCATCACGGAACTTGAAGCGGCGCTGAATAATCTGATTGAAGCGGCGGAAGGTCTTAGTGAAGACAACAGAATGACGAGAAACGAGCGCATAAAATGGCTGAGTGAATTATGCAAAGCGCGGAAATCTTTGGGGGGAAATCATGGATAACGAGCATTACTTAGACATGATGGCTGCGATGGCGATGCAGGGACTTTTATCAACTGATGAGCGCATTCCCTACGACGAAATCGTCACAGACGCTTACAAAATTGCAGAGAAAATGTGGGAGGAACGCGAGAAACTCCGCGCCGCCCGCGCCGCTTATCTGGGAAAGAAGAATGACTGGAAGTGAAGTTGCTATGGTGTTCTTGGCGGTTCCTACTTCGGCGGTAGTCATGTTCGTAATAGCTGCTTTAATTAGCGCCGCCTGCTCCGCTTTGGAGAAGAAAGATGACTGACGCCCTGATTAAATCGCTGCGCCGTGGCGAAGATGAAGGCGTTGACGGATGGTGGTCAACGATGTCCGAAGCCGCCGACGCATTGGAGAAACAGGCGCGACGGATTGCGGAGTTGGAATATGACGCAACGTATCACGAAAGTAATGATGAGGTAATGATGCGGGATATT